TCATTTTTGGCGGTTTCCTGCGGGTTTGAGCGATACGACTGTACCAGCTTCGGGAATAATCCGGGACTGCTGAGCAGACTCCATCGCCGCACGGATGTCCTCTTCATGGACATGTGCATACCGCGAGGTCGTCTCGATCCGCGTGTGACCGAGCAGCTTCTGCGCAACCTTGATGTTTGACCCTCGCGTGACGCGGCTGCCTGCCGTGTGCCGGAGGTCGTGAAAGCGGAAGTCGGTGACACCGGCTGCCTTGAGCGCGGCGGCCCACTTCCGGCGCCAGCCATCCCGGCTGAACGGATAGCGTTCGCCCTTCACGCGCGGCGGGTGCCCCTGCTTCGGCGGCGCTGGGCGCTCGCACTCGTAGGTGAACACCTGCGCGCAGACCTTGGGCTGGTTCGCGATGATCGCAACCATACGCGGCGTCAGCGGGAAGCGGTGCCATTTGTCACCCTTGGTCAGCACCTCGGCCCACCCGGTCTGCAAATCGACCTTGCTCCAGATCATCGTGATAATGGCGCTACGCCGCTGGCCGGACAGGATCGCGAACTCGACCACGGCGCCAAGGTCCGGGCCGAGCGCTTCCATGAGCCGGACTTCCTCGTCGCCAGATAGCTCACGCACTCGCTCCTTCGGCTCGCGCAGCAGCAGCTTCGTCCATTCGATCTCAGGTGCGGCATAGGTCGTCGCGGCGAGGCGGACGATGCGACGGGCCAGCGTGATCTCGCGGTTCACCGTCGCTGCCGTCACCAGCGTCTGCTTGTTCCGCGCCTTCTGCGCGCGCCGCCGGGCAACGTGGTTGCTGAAGTCGAGGAACGTCAGATCGGCCAGCAACCGCTTCGCACCGATGCTGTCGTTGAGGCGCGCGATCTGCCCGCGAACCGACGTGTCGCGCTCGAACTTGCCGCGCTGGGCCCAGTAGAGGCCGCACGCCTCATCCCATGTGATCGACGGCTTGGTTTTGACGCCGAGCGCGACCTCCGTGCGCTTGTCGCGCTCGTACCGTTCCGCGTCCCGCTTCGCCTGGCAGCCAGTGGACCCGTGATAGCGGATGCCCTTGAACTGGAAGTCGTAGTGGTAGTGCCGACTGTTCTTGGGCTTGTAGATGGTCACCGCGCGGGCCCCAGCTGCGAGAACGGAACGATGGCGTCGGGCCGCTTGCTGATACGGCGCTTCGGCACCGGGCTTGTCTCCGCAATATCAGCCAGTTGGACGCGGCTGTCGATATACTCTGCGAGGTCGTCCTCCCGGTACGCGATCCGGCGCGCGGACACCGCGACATAGCGGATCTGCCCACGGCGCTTCAGGTCGCGAAGGGTGCGCTCGCTGATGTGGAGGCGCTTAGCCGCCTCCTGTGGTGCGAGTAGTGCCGTCATGGCCGCTTCCTCTCCCTCTCATTGTTCAAAAGGTTGGTGGTCATCACCCGACCACCCGAAATGATGCCCGCCGAGCTTGCACGACAGACGCGTGGAAATGCTGGCGCTCGTTGCCGCGGCGGCGCGTGTCCTGCTCGACAGCCGCTTCGCCATCCGGATCACGGAACGACACAGGCTTCCCGTTCACCTTGACGATGTTCCAAGGCGAAAGGTCATCCAGAGACCGCGACGAAAACATGCGGCCGTTCGGATCGGGCATCCCGCGGTGATCGCTGAAGTGCGCAAACGTCACCGTCTGCTTGCCGCCGCCGCAGGACGAGCCCAGGGTGACGCGGTCGCCAGCCTTCAGGACCAGCCTTGCTCTTGCCGCGGCGCGCTTGAACGCCTCCACGGCTCCGGTTCCGCAATAGCTCATCGCGCCCTCCCCTGACACCGGCGGCACGATGGCTCGTCGGTCGAAATGTTGAGCGGCGCTCGCGGTTGGCCGCCTGGTTCGATCCATTCCCCGCAGAGGGTCTTCCTCGGCGTGCGATAGCCGCGCAGGTGGGAGCGGGCGGTCACGATGCCACCTCTAGGTTGGCTGCCTCACGCGCGCGCGTTTCAGCCATCGACAGTTTACCAGCTGGCAGGAACAGCTTGCAGGCGTCCATGATCGGAGCGTCCGCAAGAGCTTGAAGGCTGCGACCGCCAAGGCCGTCGATAGGCTCGACAGTTACATGCTGACCTGGCTCGTAGTTGGGCTTGTCACCCCGATAGACGGGCCGGCGGGCTGCCTTCCCGTTCGCTATTTTTTCGCTGGCGAGCGACACACGAAAGCCGCGGCACAGAACCAATGCGCCGAAGGGGATGGTCTCGGTCGCGATGCCATAGACATGCTTGCTCATCGTTCCCCCTCCCGCCCCGCCTGCTGCTCACCTCGCGGCTGCATCGCGGCGAGGGCTGCCAGAACGGCCGTGGCGATACTCTCGGCGTAGGCCCAAGCTTCCGGTTGCTCGAAAGGGTCTGCCTTTGCTCCGTGCAAGGCTTCGAAAGCGGCCGCTGTCGCTATCTCCACCGCATCCTCTGCCGGCGCGGGGCGGGCGGCGAGACGGACGTATTCGACAGCCTCAAGCGGAGCCTCGCCATCAGGTTCGCGCTGGGCAGTCCATGAAACGTCGCCGCAGCCCATATCCACCAGCCAGAGCCGGTCGGGCATCGGCGCACCACAGATGGTCTCCACCTTCACTTCGTCATTTGCCATGCTCACGCTCCTGCGGCCGAGAGGGCGTCGCGGGCGGCTGCAGCATCGAGATACGCGAGGGGCGTCGCTTGCAAGCCGAGGGCGTCGCAGAGGTTTACGAACGCCCGTTCCACCTCCCCGCCCGCGTCTGCGGGGGCTGGGGATGCGGCGAGCAGCGTGTGCTCTTCGGGATGGTCGCGAGCACTTTCAAGGTCGATGTCGGGGCTGTCGCTGTCCTCGATCGCGAGAGCCATCAACACCTCGTCATACAGCTTAGAGGCATCGAAGCCGGTCACTTCGGGCGCCTCGCCGCCGGCCATTACCGACAGCATCAGGCCGAGGGTGGCGAGCGTGCGAACGCGATCGGCATCCAACTCTGCGTTGCGGCCGGGCCATCCTTCCTCCCCCACCCCTGCGCGGTCGGTGGCGAGCAGGGCGAGGATGGCGTCGGCTGCGGTAAGCGCATCTGCCGTTGCCGCCTGTTCCGGGTCATCGCAGACGTGGGCGCTCGCCACACCGCTGTTCTTGATGATCCGCGCTACCTGCTCCCGCATCGCGTTCGTGTCGGCGGCGGGGGTTGCGAGCGCGGTCATGCGGGCACCTGGGGGGTGCGAGCGGCGAGCATGGCGTCGGCCATCAGGTAGGACAGCCGGGCAATTGACCCGATCTCCTGCTGAGCCAGTGCCCACTCTTCTTCGTCTTCCGGCGCCCGAGTGAGGCTGTTTGCGCAACCCCCAGCGAACTGACCAGCGAACCAGTCGCGCAGGGTCATGCCGGGGGATGGCTCCATGCTCCACGTCGAGTTGCCGACCTGCGGGAACGCGTTCGGATTGTCGTGTTGCTGCGTCATTCCGCGTCCTCCGTGCCGGGGAACTGGTCGCCGAAGTCGGGATCGTCGCGGCCTTCGGGTTCGAACACAGGCCCGCCCGAAAGCTCGTCCAGGCGCTTGGCGTAGGCAGCCTTCACCTTGGCGTGCAGCCCGGGATTGGTGCCGGCGAGCTTGTCCATCGACTTCTTGCCCGCGTTCTGGACCGATGCCAGGCGCTCAAGGTCTGCGGCCCCGGCGACGAACGCGATGTGATCGGTTGCCCACTGCTCGGCGGTCATGCCGGACTGCTTCTGCTGAGCCGGTGCCTGTTCGCGCTGAACCTGCAGCACCTTCACCTGATGCGGCGCGCGCTTTCCCTTGGTCGCGGTGAGCGCCATGATCATGTCGCGCTCGATGTGCGACATATGGCTGATGCGGATGCCGCCGACCTCAAGTCCGCCCCACTTCACCTTCGGGTCGCAGTAGAGCGTGACCGACCGGCCGACATAGGCGTTGGCATCTGCGCCCCACCCGGTCACCAGCACGCGGCTCATGGACTTGCACGGACGCCAGACGCGGCGCTCGCCAACGAGCTTGATGGATACCGGCTGCTCGGTGCCCGGGTTGATCGAGACGCCTTCGATTTCGAAGGTGGCGGGACCGGCGACGAAGTCCTCTGCGTTGATCTGGTCCGACTTGGGGACGATCACGGCGCTCATGTCGTTCATGCTTTTATCCTTCAAAAGGGAACTTCGAGGGTGTCGAATTCAAACCGCTCGATGTTGACGCGTCGGACTGAGAAGCGGGATGCGCACGGGAGCACACAGAAACTGTCGCCCGGGTGCGCCTCCGCGAGACGCTGAGCCTCTGCTTCCGCCTGCTGTTGGGTTGCGTGCTTCACACGGGGCGGGCCGCCATTCTCGTTCCAGACGATCCAGAAAGGAGGGTTCGGCATCAGAGGTGCATCTCCTGTTCGACCCGACGCTCGGTCGGGATCAGCTTGGGCATTGCCGCCAAGGTCGCGCGGTACTCGCGGTCCCTCTCCACAAGGCGGGCTTCAAAGGCGGTGGCAGCGGCGACGATCGCGCCCTGGATCAGCGGATCCGGCTCGACGCGCTTGACGAACATCGGGAGGCCGCCGCTGTAGGATACGAAGTCGATCCACTTGCGGCCGGTGACGAGCAGCCCGGTTTGCAGCTGGAGGATGTATTCCTCCGGCACCCGGTCCTCGGCGATCGTCTGCACCTGGAACTTGCCCCGGCGCGACTTGCACTCGATCAGCCCATCATCGCCAACGAGACCGTCCGGCGAATAGCCGATCGTGAAGCCCCACTGGTCGTTCGTGATGAACCCGACCTCGGTCACAGGCGCATGGTGCTTGCTGTACTGCATGCGCGCCTCGATCTCGTCGTCGTGACCGCGGAGCATGTCGTCAGAGATGTAGTGCGGCTCGACAAAGCCGGTCACGCGCTGGAACAGGATCTCCCATTCGTGCGCGCGGGCGTCACCGTTGGCCGCCTGCTTGAGCGTCTTGGCCGTCAGGATCTTCTTCATTTCGCTGGCGGTGAGAATGCCTAGACGCTGGGCCAACCATGCGTCTGAACCTTGAATAAGGTCGCGGTGATAGGTGATGTGCGGGTTGGGCCCGGCTGCCGTTGGCGCCAGCTTGGGCGCCTCCGGCTCGTCGGTAGCGTCCGGCTCGCGGAAATCGAAGTCGAATGGGTTATCCATCGCTCAGAACCTCAGCGTGACGTTGGGGACTTCGCCGCTGCGGATCAGCAGGACGATCTTCTTCGCGGCCTCCTCATCGACGCCGCAGGTCATGATCGCCTCCTTGGCGGCCTTCATGACGGCGCTGCGGTGCTTCTGGTCGGCCTCACGCTTGGCCTGCTCGGCTGCGATGCGATCAGCCTCGGCCTTACGATCCGCCTCTTCCTTGGCGATCCGGTCCCGCTCTGCCTGCGCGGCACGCTCGGCTTCCTCTGCCCGGCGCCGCTCGGCAGCCAGCGCTTCGGCATGCTCCCGATCGCGACGCTCCTGCTCGGCACGCGCGGCCTCTTCGGCGGCCCGCTTGGCGCGCGCTTCCGCTTCCTGTTCGATCCGTGCCAGGCGCTCGGCTTCGGCCTTCTCTGCGGCGACCCGGCGCTCTTCGGCAACGCGTGCCTCCTCAGCCTCGCGAGCCTTGCGCTCTTCCTCAGCATGGCGCTCGGCGTCGATCCGCTCGCGCTCGACCGCTTCCGCCCGCAGACGCTCCAGTTCGGCACGGTCAGCCTCTTCCTTCGTCAGCCGGGCCAGCGCGGTCTTGAGGATGTCGACGGTCTGCGCCTTCGCGGCCTCAGCCTCCGGGAGCATGTCGCCGAACTGCTCGGCATCCAGTACCGTGTTCCAGGCGACCGAACCGCGCTCGCGGATCACCGACGCTGTGTCGTCCATGTCGACGCGCGCCATAGCCTTGAGGCCTTCGATGATGGCGCGGCAATGCTCGACCCGCGCCTTCTCGGCTTCCTCCCACTCGGTCAGCGGGCGGCGCACGTCGGTGGCCATGCGATCCAGTTCTTCGCGGGCAACACGGCGGGCGGCATCCACGACGCCGATCTTCGCGCGCGCTTCCTCGTTCAGCTGCTTGCCGGCAGCGTCGATCGCGGTCTTGGTGCGGGTGATCTTGTAGGCGAGCGACTTGATCGCATCCCGCCCCTTGTTCGTGGACAGGTCCGGCTCGAACGCCTCCACCTCGCGGCGGATATGGGCGAACAGCTCGTCCCGCTTCTGCTCATCCAGGAGGACGACAACGGGGGTCTGGGCGACCACGGCGACGATGTCCGTCGTGGCGGCATTGGACAGCGGCAATTCAGCGACGGCAGTAGCCATGGTCGTCCTTTCGATTTTCGAGGATTTGCGGTTGGCGGCTGAGCTACCCACGCCGCACCTCCCGCCATTCGCGAACCCAGAGCGTGACGGCGACGGCGAGTGCTGCGAGCGCTACGACGACCACCTTCCCGTCACCGGCAGCGATGCCCATGCCGAGCCCAGCGGCGGCCATCAGCAGCCACAGCGGGTAGCGGTTGGTTGCACGCTCGACCGTCGTCAGCTTCGGCTCGGTCTCGCGGGCTTCGCGCTTGATCCACTGCGCGCGGGTGTTGGGGGCGCTCATGCGGTGGCTCCCGTTTCGAGGGCGGCTAGGGCGCGGAGATTGGCGGCGGTCGTTGCGATCGCGAGGTCCGCCAGAGCGTCGATGCACACCGCCGCCTCCAGCGCCCTGCCCTCGAATACCGGCGCGTCAGGCAGTAAGTGGCAGCCGACGCGGGCCAAGGCGCAGTTGTCGTCGCCGAGTTCGGACAGATGCAGCAGGGTGGTATTGCCACCGCCGACAGTCATCGCCGCGTCGAGCGATGCGGTGTAGGCGGGCGCGCGATATGCGTCGAACGCGTCCTCAACAAACGCCGCCAGCCCAAGAGCGCAGTAGATGTCGCCATCGACCCTCCGATCCGGCCCACTCAGCGCCTCGACTTTCGCCGCCAGCGCCAGCAGTTCCTCTGCGCGCGTCATGCTGCACCGCCAGTGGCTGCGGCGATGGCTGCGGCATCGGAAGGCGTCAGATCGACGCACCGGCGATAGCTCACATCCATCTCGCCAGCCTCGATCTTGCTCAGCGCCTCTGCCGCTCCTTCCGGTGTATTCACATCGCAAGGCAGTCCGAAGATGAGGTTGCATGGGCCGCGAACCCCCCGCTGCAAATCGGCGATGGTGTAGAGGTAGGTGCGCTTGGCGTTGAACGGCTTGGTCATAATGACGAACCGCTCGTTCCGAGCCATGACGCTGTAGCGCTGGCGCTCGCCCTCCATCTTCACCTTGTTCGTGAACCCGCTCATGCGGTCATTCCTCTCGAAGCGAGCCACTTTGCGTGGCCGCGATTGAAGCTCTCGGTGAGGAGCGCGTGCGCTTGGCGCTGCTCCTCGTGCCGCTGGGCCATCAGCTGGGCCATGAAGGCGGGGTCGGCCCAAGCGCGCTCCAGCAGGGAGAAGTCGTCGCCCTGCGGCTGCTCTTCCGGGGCGGCGTTCATGCCCGTGCCTCCATTGGCGCGAACCAGGCTTTGTCGAACATCTCGAGGTCGATCGCGAGACGCGCCTGCTCGATGCCGCCCGCCGGCCGCGGACTGTCATCCGACGACTGGGCAAATGTGCAGGTGCCCGCCCCGCCCACCTCGATCTCGAAGCCGCGGTAGTGGATGATCTGGGTCATGGCTGGATCCACCCCATCTCGACCGCGATGTAGACCTGCCGCTTGTCGAACGCGTCCGACACCGGCTCGAGCAGTTCCCACATCTCTTCGCTGATCCGCGCCGGTGGGACATGCTGGTCGAGCAGCACGCCGAGCACCGCGAACATCTGGCGATCGTTCAGCCGCGACAGCTCATCCAGCAGCGCAGGTGAGATGTACCTGTTGCCCGTTGCGCCGTCCTCAAGCTCGCAACGGGTGGGGGCGCCGGCTGCCGACGAGGGGCTGTCGGCCGAGGACACGGCGGGGAAAGTGTGGGGCGCGTTCATGCTTCACCTCGCGCGGTGGCGATGGCGCGATGGGCGGCTTCTCGGGCGTCGATCTGATCGCTGGCCGTGTGATCGAACACCGGATAGGCGTCGAGAAGGGCCTCAAGCGCATCCACCAGGCCCGTCGCAGGAACGGCCTCGACGTGCTCGCTGAACCCGCGACGCTCCAAGATGGACAGCGCGGCTGTTAGCGCGGCGCTGTATCCGTCGTTCCAGATCCGGTCGTATTCGGATGCGGACTGCGGCTCACCACCGAGCGCGTCGATCTCGCGGTAGAGCGTCACCCCACCCCGCCCCGGCGCTTCGTTGCTGGCGGGCTCGGGGGATGCGGGGGCGGCTGCGAGGGCGTCGATCAGCAACTGGCGCAGAACGGTGCGCGTCTTATTCTCGCCGCTGTAGTCGATCAGATCGCAGACCGGCGGAAACGAACCCTCGTCGTCATGAGCCACGCTTCGGGCTGCGGCCTGAAGCATCGCCTCGGTCGGCTCCCGCGGCACCAGCGCGAAGTCGTTGCTGGCGGGGGGAGTGTTGGGGGTGGAAGCGTTAGGAGCAGAGACGTAGCGGTATGCTACGACGTCGTTCGCTGCATTTGCCGCGAGACGATCCCACTGGAAGAACACCGCGACTGCACCCGCGCGATGGCCGAGCATATCGCCGCGGTTGCGAAGGCGCACATCGACCCGCTGTTCGGGCGCGACCGGGCATTCACCGCCCGTCCACTCGATCCACTCGTTTTCCTGAACCTGGCCCACGTTGGCCCTCCACCGAAGCGCCGCGGTGACCGTTGGGTCGTGCGGCTGATGGAGGTCAGATTAGCATCATTGCTACGGTATGCAATAGGCAGATTTGCAATCGTGCTAATTTATTGCCGGGCGACTCCATTCCGGCGGAGCAGCCAGTCGATATTCGCTTCGTTGATTTGCGCGCGCTTGTTCGACCTGTCCACGCCCTCGTTGTACGTCTTGTGAAGCGCTGTGTGGTTCTCGCGCGCCTCATCCAGCGACGCGTGAACGGCGGCGATATAACGGCCCTGCTTTTCTACAATGTCTTCCAGACGCTCGATCTTTTCCCGCTGAGCTTCCAGCTGGGCCAAAGCGGTTGCCGTTCCGACATCGGCGTAAGTGCTACGCTGCTCCGCGTCGCGTTGCCGGTCACAGCCGGACAGGAGGAAGAGGACTACAATCGCCGCCCGAACCATACCGGTCTTCCGAGGATGTTGGTTTCGGAGTTCTCCACTTCGACGGGCGTATACTTGTCGTTGGAGCTGAAGATCCGAACGCGGCCGCCCGGCAGGCGCTCGACGTTCTTCACCAGGTACTCGCCCCACTCCGCATCCCAAAGCGCGAAGGGACCGGGCTGCGTAGGCGACCGATCGCGCTTATCGACCAGCAGCTCGTCTTCGTGACGGAAGACCGGCTCCATGCTGTCACCACGCACCCGGATCAGCACGAAGTCTGACGGCACGCCGCGGAGGATGTTGCGGATGAGGTAAGATGGGATGAGCGCGTGCTCGACCTCCCCTTCCCCGTTCCCGCCGCCGCCCATGCCGGCATACGTCGGCAGCACATCCACTGCCTCATAGTGAACATCTGTCGGCAGCTCGACATGGTCCGGCTCGACGCCCCAACCCGGAAACTCGGGGAAAGCCTGCCGCAACTTCGCCAGCGTGGGCGTAGACAGCCGGTGCTTCACATCCTGGTTAAGCGGACGGGTCAGCGTCGAAGGAGTTAGGCCAGCCTTCCGCGCCGTCTCAGTGGGCGACAGCTTGGCCCACTCGGACAGGTTGCGGATCAGTTCGCGGTCATCATCAGCGTCGGCCATAAGGGCCGCATTAGCAAACATGCCAAACGGCGGCGCTTTGCAAGATTGCACTTGTAGATTAGCAATCATGCTACTACCCTGTGCAAATGGATCAGCAGGAAGTCATCAGCCGCTATGAGGCTCGCGCTAACGCGCTGAAGCTCTCCATCGCCGAGCTCTGCAAAGAGGCCGGCATTCATCCCACGACTTTCAGCCGCTGGAAGGTGAGCGAGAAGAACCCTCGCCCGGTCGGCATGACCTTCACCAGCATGTCCGCGATCGAACGCGCACTTGCCGCGAGGGAGCAGGTCCCCGGGCGCCGGGCTCGCGCAGCATGACCGGCCCCACCGCCGCCCCGTCCGTCTGGCCGTACCGTTCTCATCGGACGGTTGCCCAGGTCGACGCAGCGGAAGGCCGCTTCGTGCGCGCCAAGCCGATGCCGACGGTCGTCGCACCAATCCCCGCCCCTCGCGTCATCGTCGCACCCCGTTCTTCGCTTCCCGACGCCCCCTGCCAGCGCTGCGGCGCTCGCGGGTGGTGCGGGCACCTCGGAAGGATTGCCGCATGAATATCGCTGTCGTGATCCTTCTCGTCGCGGTCGCTTGGACGCTGCTCAGCGTGCCGCTCGCCTTCATCGTCGCGCGCTTCATGCGCCCGGACCCGGTCGAGCCCTTCAGCCCCTCTGAGGCTCCCGGCCCCGATGCAATCCAGATCAACTCCCATGACGGTGCAATGCAGCATGGCTAACCCGCATATCCACGGCAATCGCGCCGTCTATTCCGCCTCTACCGCTCTGGAAGCCGCAGGGCGCGCGCTCGCAGAGATCAAGTCGCAGGACCGCCTCACATGGTCCGACGTCGGCGCGGTGCTCGGTGTCTCCGAGGATCAGGCCGCCAAGTATGCGGACGGCACCTCCACCATGAGCTTCGTCACCTTCGGGCGTGGCAAGAAGGAGTGGAATGGCCGCTTTACCGGCTACTTCGACCGCCTTTGCGAAGACAGCCGCCCGGGCAAGGTGGACGATCGTCACGGTCACACCACCATCCTGCAGGCGGCGCTCGCGCTGTCGGTGGCGCTGGAAGACGGCGACATCTCCCCCGAGGAAGTCCGCGCCAACCGCCACACCCTTGAGAACGCTCGCGACGCCATCGAGGCGCAGCTGGCCAAGCTGGTGTTGCGCGCATGAGCATCTGCCTCGACTGCCCCGCGCCGGTCAGCGCCCGCGGCCGCCGCTGCCGCTCATGCGCTATGCGCCTGGTCGCCCAGACCACGAACTACAAGAACCGGCAGCCCCGCTCTAACACTCCCTTCACGCAGGAGCAGATCGACCGGATCCGCCGGCTCTGCGCCCAGTACGGCACGGTCACGGCCGCCGAGATCGCCAAGACCAGCACTGGCGCCATCTCGCGCCTAAAGCGCCGGGGGTGGACCGTCGCAAGCCGCCACGCACCCCGCCGGCCGCGCCCGACGGACTTCGCCATCCAGAGCGACGGCATGACGGTCCACCAGCTGATGCGGCATTACCGCGCTGGCACCAACACCATCCTGAAGTGGTGCAAGGAAGTCGGTCGCAAGCCGATGCAGGGGACGCCGCCCCGTGCCGTTCTCCCCGCCGACTTCCTTGAGCAGACACGCGCCCTCGGCCTGGCCGCTGCCGCGGAGAAGTTCGGGATCCACCCGGATACCCTGCGAAAGCGCGTGAAGTTGGCGACCCCCAAGCCGGACCGCAGCTTCGGTTGGACCGATCGCTACGCCGAGAGGAAGGCAGCATGAAGGGCCGCTCTTCCTCCTTTTCGGGTGCCGTCACGTCGCAGCGCCACGCGCTGCAGGACTGCACAGCATTCATCAGCAACGCACCCGCTGCGTCGGTGTTGGCTGTCACCGCGGACCGCCTCTGCAACGATAAGGGCCTGACTGACCGCGTCATGCGGGGCGACGTCGCCGATCTGCTGTCGAGGGTCCAACTGCGCCTTCGGAGTGAGGCAGCATGAACGCCCCTGCCCGCATCTCGGTGCCGGAGGAGGCCGCTGAAGACGATCTGACGCCCGAGGCACGGGCGTACCGGATGACGATCTTCATCCACTGCCCGAACGAAAGCCCCAGCGCCATGAACTGCCGGGTGCACATCGCCATGCTGCGCGACCACGCCGGCAAGGCGATGCGGCGCTGCTCGGATGACGCCTACCCGCTGCTGGCCGAAATCCAGCGCCAGGCGGCCGCTACAGTTTACGCCCCGATCAGCACTGGCAGGCTCTTCCGAAAGTGGATTGCCCTGGAGTCGATGCTCGGTTCGGCGCGTCTCTTGGAGATCGCTGCGAAATGAAAGCGATAGATCTGTCCGGACATCGATTTGGCCGCTTGGTTGCGACCAGTGATGCAGGCTCGCACCGCGGGTTCCGACTTTGGTCGTGCCAGTGCGACTGCGGAGCGGTGACAACAGTCACGTCGCGAGGCCTTCGGTCCGGGAAAGCCACGTCTTGCGGATGCTTCCGGAAGGAAAGCCTTTCCAAGTCAGCAATTGCAAGAAACTTCAGGCATGGACACAATTGCGCCGGCTCGCAAACGCCGACGCATAAGTCCTGGACAGCAATGATCCAACGCACAACCAACCCAAACAACACTGATTGGGAGAGTTATGGCGGCCGTGGAATTACCGTTTGCGAGCGATGGAGAGAGTTTGCCGCTTTCCTAATTGATATGGGTGAACGGCCGCGCGGTAAAACACTCGACCGGATCGACGTGAACGGCGGCTACGAGCCAGGCAATTGCCGCTGGGCCACCCTGTCGGAGCAGCAAAAGAACAAGCGGGTGCACGCATGATCGAATTGCGCCCCTATCAGCAAGCGCTGATCTCCGACATCCGGGAGCGCTTCAAAGGCTTCGACCGGACCGTCCTCGTGCAGCTCGCGACCGGCGGCGGCAAGACGGTGACCTCTGCCTACATGGTGAAGACCGCAGCCGAGCGCGGCCGGCGCTGCTGGTGGGTCGTCCACCGCCGCGAGATCATCCTGCAGGCGAGCCGCACCTTCTGGTCGATGGAGATCCCGCACAGCCTCGTGATGGGCGGCTCCATCTCCGATCGGGAGGCGATGGTTCAGGTCGGCTCCGTCCAGACGCTGGCCCGCCGCCTGGGCAAGCTGCCGCCGCCGGACCTCATCATCTTTGACGAGTGCCACCACATGGGCGCGTCGCAGTATCAGGCGATCTTCGACGCCTACCCGCGGGCGCAGGTTGTCGGCCTCACTGCTACGCCATGGCGCCTTGATGGCCGCGGGCTCGGCACTTGGTTCGAGGGCATGGTGCAGGGTCCGTCGGTCGCCGACCTGATGGAGCGCGGCGCGCTGTGCGATTACCAGCTGTACGCCCCGTCATCCGCTGACGTTTCGGCCGTCGCGACACAGGGCGGTGACTTCAAGCGCGACGAGCTGGCCAAGGTGATGGACAAGCCATCGATCGTCGGTGACGCGGTGGCGCACTATCGGAAGCTGGCCAATGGCAAGCGCGCCATCGCGTTCGCCGTTTCGGTCGAGCACAGCAAACACGTCGCCGAGCAGTTCCGCAGCGCCGGCATTCCCGCCGCACATGTCGACGGCAGCATGGACACTGGCGCGCGCGACGCGATCGTGTCCGACTTCGCCGCCGGCACCATCCAGGTTTTGACCAACGCCGACCTGTTCGGCGAGGGCTTTGACGTGCCGGCTGTGGAAGCTGTGATCCTGCTGCGCCCGACGCAGTCGCTGTCGCTTCACCTCCAGCAGATCGGCCGCGCTTCGGCCCGCCGACGGCAAGCCGCACGCGATCATCCTCGATCATGCCGGGAACGCCATGCGTCATGGCCTGCCGGACGATGAGCGGGAATGGTCTCTTGAGGATCGCCCGAAGAAGAAGCGCGGCGCGAAGACCGAGGTCCCCGTCAAGCAGTGCCCGTCGTGCTTCCGGGTTCACACGCCTGCCCCAGCGTGCCCGGGCTGCGGCCATGCTTATGCGGTGCAGAGCCGCGAGATCGAGCAGGTCGACGGGGAGTTGCAGGTCGTGGACCTCGACGCGATCCGCGCGCGCAAGCGCCAGGAGCTCAAGTCGGCCAAGACGCTCGATGACCTGATCCAGCTCGGCAAGCAGCGCCGGTACAAGTTCCCGGTCGCCTGGGCCGGCCACATCATGAAGCAGCGCCAGCAGTGGAGGGCCCACCGGTGACCCACCATGACCTCGTGAACCGCCTGCTCTTGGCAGTCTCGCCGCTCGGCCTCGCCTGGAGCAACAACACCGGCGCCCTCAAAGCTGAGGGACGGATGATCCGCTATGGCCTCGTGGGCTCCAGCGACATCCTGATGATCAAGCGCCCTACCGGCCGGCTCTTCGCCATCGAGGCGAAGGTGGGCCGCGACGCTTGGCGCAAGCCACAGCAGGCGTTCGCCCGCGCCGCGGAAGCGGCAGGCGCCGTCTACATCCTCGCTCGCTCCACCGATGGCACCGGTGATGATGCGGTCTCGCACGTCCTGGAGATCATCAATGGCCGCTGAGGCAATCCCGCTGAACGCCTGGCGTGGGCGGCTCCAAATCGGGAGCAAGGGCGAAAAGAAGACGCTCTACAACCTGATGATGTACCTCCAGAACCTGCCGGGTCTGGGAAACACCATCCGGTACAACGAGCTCGCCGGCGTGGTGGAATGGCGCGGGGATCCGCTGCGCGACGCTGACTACGTCGACATCCAGATGATGGTCGAAAAGGCGGGGTTCCAGCCCAACAAGACCGACATCCCCGCCGCAGTCGCGCGGCTCGCGTTCGATCACGCCTATCACCCGGTTCGTGAGTACCTGAACAACCTGAAGTGGGACGGCATCAACCGCCTCGATCGGTTCCTGCCCATCCTGTTCGGCACGCCTGACAGTCCGTATGAGCGCGCCGTCGGCGCCCGCTGGATGATCGGCGCCGTCGCGCGCGTGTTCCAGCCCGGCTGCAAGATGGACACCATGCTGGTGCTGGAAGGTCCACAGGGGTTGAAGAAGTCGACCGCTCTGCGCGTCCTCTTCGGCGCTCAGTTCTTTACCGAGATGGTCAACGAGCTGCGCGACCATAAGCGCTTCGTTGAGCAGATCGCCGGCAAATGGGTGGTCGAGTTCGCGGAGCTATCTGCGCTCCGCAAGGCTGACGTTGAGCTGGTGAAGGCCATCATCACCATGCAGGTCGACAAGACCCGCCCCAGCTATGGACGCCACACCGTCGAGTATCCGCGGCAGTGCGTCCTTGCCGCCTCGGTGAACCCGAAGGCCGGCCAAGGCTACCTCACGGACAGCACCGGCAACCGACGGTTCTGGCCCGTCAGTTGCACGTCGATCGACCTGGCGAAGATTGAGCGCAAGCGTGACCTGCTCTGGGCCGAGGCTGTGCAGCGCTATCGCGATGGCGAGCAATGGTGGCTGACGGATGAGGAGTCCGGCTTGGCCGTGCGAGAGCAGGATCAGCGCATGCAGGGTGACGCCTGGGAGGACACGATCGCGAACGCGCTGTTCGGGCACCTCACCTACACGTCCGCCCAGATCCTCAGCGACATCATCAAGATGCCGATCGAGCGGCATGACCAGCGTGCGAAGGACCGTGTCGCAGCGATCATGGCCGACCTCGGGTGGACGCAGGCCTACGGCAAAGAACGCCAGACGGACGGTACACGCAAGAGCATCAGGCTCTGGAGGTTGGACCAGTGACGGTGGCTACACCCCCCGCTGTGAACCGTAGACATCTCGGGTCAAGCGTAGACACCATCGGTCCGGAACGGACCTTTGTCTACGGGAGTGTCTACGCTTGTTCCACACCAGGGCGTAGACGCCAAAAACGCCGGTTTTCTGCGGCTCTTACCCCCCTGTCCACACTGTCTACACCCTATGAATGTAATAAAGAGGGGAAGGGGAAAACGGGGGTATATGGCCCAGTTTTCAACCGCCATCGGTTTCAAGGTGAGGGTGTAGACACCCCGCGCGTGGACACCGGCCGATGAAGACCGGTCTCACCCACTTCCTTCTCAAGGTGACGGAAGCCACGCGCGAACAGCTGGCCCGGGCGAACCCCGGCAAGCTCGCCGCCAAGTACGAGATCCGGGTCGACCACGCCCGGGCGTACATACAGTTCGAATTGGAGCGGAAGTGATGGAACAGCCCAAGCGCCGCGTCTGGGACACGGGGATGATCCGCCCGTATCGCGCGGCGCCGGCCGACTTCCGCGAGGTCTACCTGCGCCTCGGACAGGACAAGGCCATCGAGGAGCACTTCCGCACCAACTGGCGCTGCATCACGCGTTGGATCGAGGAATGCGGTGGGGACGAACTCCGGGAAGCGCGGGCTGCGATCACTGGGGCCAAGCTGAAGCCGCACCGTCGGTCCAAGCGGTACGTGATGGGGCGGACACTGACGGCGGTGTCGGAGCGAGTGAAGAAGGAGGAGGTGAAGGTATGACTGCCTCAACCAATAACCGGACAGTAGAAAGGGGCCGCGGCCGGCCGACGACCTACGACCCCGATCTGGGCGAGAAGATCGTTGCGATCATGGAACAAGGTCTTTCCCTCGCCGCGGCCGCAGCGGAGTGCGACGTCCACCGGCAGCGGGTCTATGACTGGGAGGCCGCACATCCGGATTTCGCGCAGCTGGTGGCCCTCGGTCGCGTGAAGCGGCAGGCGTTCCTGGAGCGCCGGCTGCTGACCGCCGACATCGGCCCCGTCGTCACGTCATCGATCTTTGCGCTGAAGAACGCGGCTGCAGAGGATTGGCGCGAGAAGACCGAGATCGACCACCGCAGCGGCGATGGCAGCATGACGCCCCGCGAGCCGACCTACAAGCTGGTGAGCAAGGACGGCTGAGCCAGTGGCCGCTGCGATCGGGTACATGAATGAACTGCCCAGCATCGGCCACAACGGCGAGCCGGTGTTCGAATGTGACATCCCCGCGATCTTTGAGCCGTTCCTTCAGCCGGCGCGGTTCAAGGTAGCTGAAGGAGGGCGTGGCAGCTCCAAGACCCGCACCGTAATCACCATCCTCGTCAACAATGTGCTGTGGTCGGGGTGGCGCGTTGTGTGCTTCCGCGAGTTGATGGAGGCAATCGCCGAGAGCAGCTATCAGGAGATCGTCGAAGAAATCGAGCGCCGTAACCTGGGCGCGCTCTTCGACATCACCAAGACCGAGATCAGCTGCCCGTCCTCCGGTGGCGTGTTCAAATTCTCCGGCATTCGCGCATCGTCCAAGCGGCTGCAGAACCAGAAGCTAAAGGGGTTCTCCAACTTCGACGCAGCCTTCATTGACGAGGGCGAGAGCATCACGAAGGACAGCTGGAACGCGCTGGTTCCGACCATGCGCAAGGCCGGCAGCGAGATCTACGTCTGCTTCAACCCCGCCTCCCCGCTCGATTTCATCTACCAGGCGTTCGTGGCAGCGCCGATCTATCCGGCTGAACGGCACGGCAAGCCCTACTGCATCACACTGAAGGTCAACTACACGGACAACCCCTTCTTTCCGAAGGAGCTGGCCGACGACGCCGAGCTGATGCGCCAGGCCGACCCGGAGCTATATCGGCACGTCTACCTGGGTGAGCCGGTCGCTGACAGTGCCCTCGCGATCATCAAGCCGATGTGGATTGAGGCGGCGGTCGATGCGCACAACCACATCCCCGACTTCCCCACGGGTGGTGGCAAGATCGGGGGGCTGGACGTCTCGGGCGGCCAGGAAGGCGATGTAATAGCTCCTAAGGCGAACGACCCGAATGCGCTGGCATGGCGGTACGGCTGCGTCCTAGCCGGCCTTGAGGAATGGCAGGATGAGAACCCGAACGCCGCGGCCGCGGAGGGCTTCTCGATCGTGCAGCGCGAGCGGATCGATACGCTCAACATCGACAACATCGGCGTGGGAGCCTCAGTGCCAGGCGAGATGCGCAGGCTGCAGAGTGAGGCAAGCAAGCGGAACGCTGCAGTGTTCGCCGGCGAGTTCCAGGGCTGGACGGCATCGGAGTCGCCCTACATGGCGGAGCGCGAGTATCAGCCCGGGAAGACGCACGGCGACATGTTCGCCAACCTCAAGGCGCAAGGCTGGGGTATGTTGGCCGATCGCTTCCGCAACACCTGGCAGGCGCGCAACGGGCTGCCGTACGACCGCGAGCAGCTGATCTCTATCCCGTCCGGGCTGCCCCTGCGTGACAAGCTGCAAGCCGAATTGGCGCAACCCCGGCGCGAGAGCGTGAACGGCCGCATGAAGGTCGAGAGCAAGAAGTCGCTGAAGGCACGCGGCATCCCGTCGCACAACCTCGCCGACGCGGTGGTAATGGCATTCTCGACAGAGAAGGCAAAGCGCCACTCAACCGCCGATCTTCTCTGACGGCGGTAACGGCCCTCGCCCGGACGCCATAGCCCAGCAGCATGGCGTGGATCACCGACAGCCTCACGAGCGCCATCGCCCTCGCGTCGCGCTTAAACCCCTTCGGGCGGGGCGACGCCGCAACGGCCCTCCCCGGCGTCTTCAGCCATCAGCTTGCCCTCGCCGCCTACATGTCCTCGGGCATGATGCGCAAGGTGATCGCGATCCCGGCCGCCGACCGCACCCAGAAATGGCGCGATTGGCAGGCGCCCAAGGACGTCATTAGCGCGATCGAGGCTGAGGAAAAGCGGCTAGGGCTGCGCGCGAAGACCAAGCAGGCGGAGGTTCTGCGCGGGATCGGCGGCGGCGCGATGGTGCTGATCACCGCCGGTGAGCACGACAAGCCCCTGACGCCCGACCAGGTCCGCAAAGGCGGGCTGATTGCGATCAACGTCGTATCGCGCTGGGAAATCCAAGCGTCCGATTTCGACAAGGACCTTGCCTCGCCGACCTACCGGCAGCCTCGCATGTTCAAGGTCGAGGGCGAAGGGTCGGGCCAGAATATCCATCCTAGTCGCGTGATCTGCTTCCGGGGCGACCCCATCCCTGCCGGCGCGGCTGTCAGCGATGAGGATGCGTTCTGGGGCGACTGCCGCCTGCTGCGCGTGTTCAAGTCGGTGCAGAACTCCGACCATGCTCAGGCGTGGTTTGTCGAGCTGATCAAGAAGGCCAAGCTCCTTCGCATCGGCATTCCCGATCTGCTCGACCTGGTGTCGACTGACGCCGGCCGCCAGAAGCTCAACGAGCGTATCGCGTTGATCGCTACCGGCGAGAACTCGCTCAACGCCACGGTCTATCGATCGGGAACCGGGGCAGACGACCCCGGTGAAAAGATCGACGATTACCAGATCAAGTGGGACGGAATCCCTGCCTTCATGGACGCGCTCGACCAGCGCGTTGCTGCCGAGGCGGACATCCCCTTCACTCGCCTCATGGGCCGCTCCCCCGCCGGCATGAACGCCACCGGCCAGCATGACACGAACAACTGGTGGGATGCCGTCGGCGACGGACAGGAAAACGAAACCCGCCCATGTCTTGAGGCGATCGACCCCTTCCTCCTGCGCTCGGCCGATGTCACCAACCCGCAGGATGTGTGGTGGGTCTGGGCGCCCCTTGAGAAGCCGACCGAGAAGGAGGTCGCCGAGACCTTCAAGATCGTCATGGAAGCGCTGGTGCAGCTGATCAGTAGCGGCCTTGTGCCGGATCAGGCGCTGGCTCGCGCGGTGCAGAACCTCATCGAAGAGCGCGGCTACCTGCCTGGCTTGGCGGATGCTCTGGCGCTGCTCTCGGAGGACGAGAGGTTCGGGTTGAACCCGGACGACGACGGTACGGACCCGTCAGCCACTCAGGCCGAAGGAGGTGATCCCAATCTAGCCGACCCGAGCGGCGAGGATGGAAGCCAGACCGCTCGGCGTCGTGCTGCCAATGACAAGGCGACGGAGGAATGAAAACCGCCGACTTGCTGGCGCTGATGGACCGCGAGATTGAGCAGCTTGTGGCCGACAACAACCATTCGGCCGCTGCAATCATGCGCGAGGCGGCAGAGCAATTGCGTGGTTACCTGACGCACCCAAAGCGCGCGATGGGAGGCCCTGTGGCCGGCTCATTCTGCATTGGCGACGGCTCGGAAGAGACGTTCCGCGGCCCGCCTCCGCCGCCTAACCGCTGATGCGCACCATCCCCCTCACCCACGCCACCGTCACCTACACGCCCGACGGCTGCTTCAGCACGTTCGCGGACGGCGCCAGCTACGGCGCGCTGCCGCATGACACGCCGGACTATGACGAGATCACGCGGCGGTGTGGATACGCGACCGACTTCGGGCCGGGGTTGCCCGACATCACCGGCATCGGCCGCCTCGATTACTGCCGCGAGCATGAAGTAGCCCATCACCTTGTCGGCGAGGCGTTCTACAACGGCCCCTCGCCCATCCTCTGGGCGGTTGCTCACGGCTCCGAAGTGACGCCGCAGGAAGCCGCGCTTGAAGAGGCGATGGTGATGACGCTCCAGCGGTGGATCCGCGCAGGCGAGCGGCCGATCATTGGCGGGGTGGATTGGGGTAGGCTCAAGGCCCGCGCGCTGATCCTGCTGGACGCGTGATCCGTGCCCTTCGACCTAACCGCCCTCGCACGCCGCGCCAAAAACCCGCGCCGGAAGTCGATCGCGATCCGCGACATTGCCCCGCCGTCGGTGCTTGCGAGCAACCTCTACCTCGCCGCGTACAAGCCGGTGGTGGCGCTCTGGAACCGCTACGCTGAGCGGATCGCTGCCGAATACGAGCGCAGCCTGTCCGCCATCACCACCGACGCCCCGATCGACATCCAGGCGCTGCTAGACGCTGCCGGGAACGACCTCGAGCGGCTGTTCATCGTGCTCGACGCGGCGTTGCGTGACTGGACGCTGCGGGTTGAGACCTGGCACCGCGGGAAGTGGCGCGGGGCGGTCCTTTCGGCCACCGGCGTAGACCTTCAGACCGTCATCGGCCCGGAGGACGTGCGCGAGACGCTGGACAGTTACCTCCGCTGGAACACCGAGCTTGTGCGGGACGTGTCGGCGCAGACCCGCCAGCGGATCAGCAACTCGGTGTTCGCCGGGCTGCAAAACCGGACGCCGGCGCGTGAGGTGGCGAAGGAGATCCGCGAGGCTACCGGCATGGCGCGCGATCGCAGCCAGCGGATTGCCGCGGACCAGCTCAGCAAGCTCACCGGCGCCCTGGCGGACGAGCGGCGTCGGGAGGCTGGGCTGTCGACGTGGGAGTGGCTGCACTCAGGGAAGCGCCATCCGCGCAGCTGGCACGTCCAGCGCAACGGCCGCTACTTCAGCGAGGACAAGGCCATGATCGGCCGAGAGGTGGACGGCAAAACCGTTGAGGCGCCGCCGTCCGCCGATGATCTACCTAGCCGGCCGCCGTATTGCGGGTGTCGGAGCCGGTCGGTGCTGGTGTTCAGCTGATTACGAGGCTGAACTGCGTAGGGTGCAATGATGCCCTTGAGACCTTCAGGGGGATGCTACGCCGGGCGACAAGATCTAGGATGTAGGCCTCATCGTCTCCAGACATGCGAGCTCCGAGGATTACTCCAAGGAGGCATTCTGGCGGGAACGGTCTGACTCCCGCCCCACTCCGGTAATCGAACATCCGATGCTCGCGCTCGTAAGACCAGGATTCGTCCTTCACGAGGATGGTCTTCTTGAAAGTCTCGATATCGCGCAGGTTCGCGAGGTCCACCTTTGGCCTCTCGGGAGAATAGAACACATCATATGCCAAGAACCGGTTTGGCTCGAGGCGTTCCTGGAAAACGAAGCAAACGCCGCTATGGGAGTTGGCGTAATGTGCCCACATGAGGGCGACATCACCGGCTTCCGCGAAGCAGGTGATAGCGCTCTGCCTCATAGAACGATCGAAACTCGCCCGTAGATCATCTTCTATTGCTCGCAATGACCTTCGTGTCGCCTGCGCGGCCGCGGCTTTGCGTTCGCGCCGCGACCGATGCGGGAGGACGTTTTTGGCGGCCGATGACGCCCACCGCTTGAGAGCAGACCGCCCGCCGAGAAAGCCTACCGGAGGGGCACAGTCAAAAGGGTCGTTAAAGGCGACCGGGCTCTGCCAAAACATCCGATTATGAAGAATGATGTCTTCAGCCGTTGGACGGTCATACGGTCCCGCCAATGAGCGGTACTTGTACAGGCGCTTCAACGTTCTGGAGAACTCCATCCCCGCATCCTGACGGCGGTAACCGCGTAGTCAAGCGGCGCATATCCCGGCGCAATGCTGCTGGCAGACCGCCTCACCCTGGACGCCCCGCGCCGTACGGCTGACGGATACCTCGCTGTCCGCGCCAAGTCCGCCCGCACAGGTGTCTACCAGTACACCGGTGCCGAGGTTGACCCGGAGAACAAGCACGGCCTCCGCGATCAGCCGAGCGTCAACGTCCTCCGTGACGAAGACGCCGTCTTCGATAAGCGCGCGGTGCATAGCTTCATCGGCAAGCCCATCACCGACGACCACCCGCGCGAGGCTGTCACCGCCTCCAACTGGCGAGATCATGGCCGCGGCGTTGTCATGGGCGCTATCCGCGACGGCGACCACCTCGCCTTCGATCTGATCCTCATGGACGCCGGCACGATCGCGAAGGTCGAGGCGGGCAAGGCTGAGCTGTCCAACGGCTACAGCGCCGCGCTGGAGTTCGGCGACTTCGCAGCTGCCGACGGCACCAAGTGTCAGGCCCGGCAAGCATCCATCACCGGCAACCATGTCGCGATCGTGGACCGAGGCCGCGCAGGCCCGTCCTGCCGCATCGGTGACGCCGCGATCTGTGACGCCCTTCCCTCCAACCTGCTCCCCAAGATCAACGACCAGGAGAAGCCCGTGAAGACCATGGTAATCGACGGGCTCACCGTCGACATGGCGAACGCTGATACGGCGATCGCCACCGTTCAGACCCTCATCACCGCGCGTGACACCGCCACCGGCAAGGTGACGGCCCTCGAAAAGGACGTCGCCACCAAGGACGCGGAGATCGCCAAGCTCACCGCCGACAGGAAGGCGCTGGAAGATGCCAAGCCGACGCCGGCCCAGCTGCGCGATGCAGCCAAGGCGTTCGCGCTGGTGGTCGACAAGGCGAAGGCGGCGGGCGTGACCGTCACCGACGCGATGGACGAGACCGCGATCATGAAGGCCGTGGTCGATGCCAAGCTCGGCGCCAAGGCTGCCAGCTACACCGCCGACCAGTACGCGACCGCATTCGACGTACTGACCGTCGATGTGAAGCCGGAGGCCGGCACCGTTCAGCCGATCCACGCGCCGCAGATCGTCGCCGACAGCGGCGCTGCCGTCGCGACGGCTCGCTCCGCGTGGCTCGCCAGCAAGCAGAACGCCCACCGCGGCCCGACCGCCTGAGGAGGACAGATCATGGCCGTAATTCAGAGCAATTTCGCTGAGGACATCCCGGGTGGCTTCCCAGGCATGGAGGCTGACGGCCTCCCGGGCAGCATCGAGAGCTTTGTCCTTGAGGGTTCCACCGCCTGCGCGTTCGGACGTCCCGTCTACAAGGGCACTGCCGACCGCGGTGTGTCCCTGACCGTCTCCGCGACCCTCCGGGGCTTCGTGGTGGCACACAAGGGCAACGTCGTGACCAGCGCGCGCGCAGCCGATGTCTACGCCCCGGGTGACGTGCTGCCGGTCAAGAGCCGCGGCAAGATCTGGGTCCAGTCGACCACGGCAGCCGCCAAGGACGACCCGGTCTACGTCACCAGCGCTGGTGCAATCACCAACGTCACGACCAGCAACACCGCCGCTGCGGGCTGGGTCTTCGATGACACCATCACGGCTGCGGGCGTCGTCCGCATCGTCCGCCGCTAACAGGGGGCAAGCATGACCAAGCCAATCTTCTTCGACTCGGTTCAGGCGGCTGTAGCCCACCTGGACGCGGAACGACCGGGCGGCAGCTTCGCCGCTACCCTTCGGGGTGTCGACCTGAGCGATGCTCAGCAGGTGAACGCCTTCCTCGCGCCCCAGCTGCTCCGCGTCGAGCAGGGCGTGTACATGGTGAAGTATCCGCTCGCGGACTACGCCGAGTTCATGCCCGTCGACACGCAGGGCTCCATCTGGACCGCCGGATCGCTCTACTACTCGGGTGATATCGCCGGTAAGCCGGAGTGGTTCGACGTGGCCGCGGACGACATGCCGTATGCCGACGCCAACCGCACTCAGTTCCTTCAGGAGAACTGGATCGCGGCCATCGGCTACAAGTTCAACCGCATGGACCTCGAGCGTGGCCAGCAGCTCGGCATCAACGTGATCGCCGACAAGGCCAACGCGTCGACGTCCTCTGCCGAGCGCTTCATCCACAAGGTCGCCATGCGCGGTGACGGCCTGAAGTTCGGCACCGGCTTCGTGAATGACCCGCTGGCGACCAAGGTTTCCGCCGCCACTTCGCTGACGTCCGGCACGCCGGACCAGGCAGTGGCCGTCGCGAACGACGCGCTGACCTCTGTCGAGGTCAACACGGGCGAGACCTACCGCGCCGATACGCTCGTACTGCCGACGAGCAGCTTCAACTCGCTGGCCTCGCGCCGCATGACCGACACCGGCATGTCCGTGCTGGAGTATATCCGGCAGAACTCCGTCGTGCCGAACCTCACCATCAAGCGTTCGCGCCATCTCGAGACGGCCGGCGACGGCGGCACCAAGCGGCTCATCGCCTACGCGAACACCAACGAAGTCCACCGCTTCCACCTCCCGGGCGGCGGGCACCAGTTGTTCTCGGCATGGCAGAAGGGCCCGTTCAGCTGGGAAGTCCCCGGCATCATGGCGATCGGCGGCTACGAGAACCGCATTCCGAAGGCCAAGACTTTCGTGGACGGAGTGTAAGCGATGAAGACCTACACCAACCACACCCCCGGCCTGCGCGGCATCACCGTCAACTCCGAAAACGGCCCGTACATGAAGTGGCTGGAGCCGGGGCAAAGCGTCAAGCTGGACCCGGATGATGTCATCGCCGCCCCTGAACTCGGCACCAAGGCGGATGCCCAGAACGACGGCGCCGCCGACCAACTGGCGGCGCTGGAGGCTGAGAACGCCGAGCTGAAGAAGCAGATCGAGGACCAGGCAGCGCAGCTCACCAAGCTCACCGCCGACCTCGAGAAGGCGACCGCGCCGAAGAAGTAACGCCTCCCGACGTTGCAACCCTGGGCCGCTGTCTCTCCGGAGCGGCGGCCCTTTTCGTAAGGAGCCCCCATCATGACGGCGGTAGCAGCCCCCCTCAGCCTGGCGCAGGTCAAGGCAAAGCCCATCCGGCCGGGCTGCGCCTGCTGCGGCCCTTTTCGCAAGGACTGACATGGACAACATCACCGCCCCCGCATCCGGCACGGTCTTCGCGACGAAGGACCTCGGGAACGTCCACTTCCCCAAGAACCTGATTGTGGATCAGACCGGCGCGGACGCGATCGGCGCTGTTGCCGATGAACCGTCGGAGTGGAGCGTTCTTGGTCGCCTGAAGACGATCGCCGAGAGCGTCACGGGCGCGGCCTACTATCCGACTACCCAGCCCATTAGTGCCGCGAGCCTCCCCCTTCCCTCCGGCGCGGCCACGAGTGCGAAGCAGGACGTTGCGATCACCGCGCTCCAGAACAGCGCGCCAGCTGACGACCTGTTCGCCATCACCCCGGGCGCCTCGGCACTCTCCACGGTCCCGAAGGCGCTGCTCGTGACGGCGGCCGGAACCCTCTCCATCGGCGGCACCTCGAACACCCCGGTCTCGCTCGGGACGGTCGCGGTCGGGCAGATCATCCCTGTCCGGGCCCGCTACGTCTACTCAGCCGGCACCACCGCAACGGTCGTCGGCCTCGTCTAAGGGAGCGCGCGCATGCTTGCCCTGATGGTCTCCACGGTGCTTCCGGGCGGCGATGTCGCGCCGGAGCCGGTCTCGGGCATGCTGGCCGCGTTCCGGATGCGGTATCCGGCATTTGCTGCGGTTCCTGACGCTAAGGTCCAGTACTGGCTCACCGACGCCGCGCGCGAGGTGGATGCTAGCTGGGGCGATGACCAGGAGCCGGCGACGCTCGCCCTCGCCGCGCACAACATGACGGTGACCCCTGGCGTGTTGCCGTCGGCCGCGGGTGTCACGCTTCCTGCCGGCCTCACCAGCTTCAAATCTGCGGCGGTCTCGCTGAACTTCTCGGACGCCGCTGTCGCACAGGCTGTTTCCGGAGGCTTCAGGGCCACGCTCTACGGGCGCGAGTTCCTGCGCTATCAGCGGCGCCATGTCGGCGGCCCGCGCCTCGTCGGCCCGGTGTGCTTCCCATGTTAGCGGATGCCTTCGCCTCGATCGCGATGGCGGTCTCTGCCACGTATGGCGGCCCCTTCTTCGCGGGCAAGGTCCACACCGTCAGCGAGACGACCTACGACGATGGCGGTTCGATCGCGGACCCCGGCGTCGAGGTCGAGCGCGACTGCATGGTGCAGGTCGACGCGGTGACGGAGGCGATGCGCGCCGAAGCGGGCTTCACCGAGCGCGATGTGCGGCTGCTGGTGATCGGTCTGGCCGGCGACCTCAACACCGACGCGGTGGTGGAGGTTCTGCCGGGGCCGAACGCGCCGGCGGATCACGTCGGTTCGTGGAGCATCCAGAGCGTCGGGCGGGATCCGCTTGGTTGCTATCGGGAATGTCGGGGGCGGCGGCTCTGATGGCGATGCGGGGAGGCAGGGAGCATTTGGCGAGACTGCGGCGGCTATCCGGCGCAGGTTTTGATCGTGAGATCGGCAAGGCCCTCTACGCGGCCGGCGAGCGCATCCAGGTCGCAGCCCAGATCAGCATCTCTGCCGGCTCCGTGAGCGGCAAAGGACACGTCCCGTCAAGCGCGCCGAACCCGCCGAACCAAGACACCGGCGTGCTGGCAGGCAACATCGAGACCGTGCTGAAGGAGCCAACCCTGGTCGAGGTGTCGAGCAACGCGCCGTACAGCTCGCCGCTCGAGTTCGGCACGTCCCGCATGGCCGCGCGTCCGTTCATGGCCCCCGCGCGCGATGAGGAACGGCCGAACGTCGTCAGGCTCATTGAGCAAGCGATCCAGCGCCTGGGTCGGAGGGGCTGATGGCAGGCGACCTGATCCGCGACGTGCGCCGCGCCGTACTCGCCCACCAGAAGGCGGACGCCGACGTGAAGGCGCTCATTCCCGCGGCAAACATGTTCCCGTCAACCACCCCGGCCGAGCCGGTTTGGCCGTTCACGCGCATGGACGGCTTCAGTTCGACCGCGATCGATCTGTCCTGCGTAGCCGGCGCGACGGTCACCTTCCTCCTGCACGCCTTCACCAAGCCGAAGATGCGGGGCAAGGCGGTGCTCGACACGGCTGAAGACCAGGCGTCCCGGATGGCGACTGCACTGAAGCTCGCGCTGCATAACCGGCGGCTGCCGATCGAGGGCGGGGCAGCCGCCCGCCTCCGGATCCAGTCGGTTCGCATCCTGCAGGATCGGGATGAGGCCACCGCCTATCATGCTGTCCTGTCAGTCGAAGCGAGAGTGCTAGCAGCCTGACGTCGGGCGCGGTATAGTTGCCGCGTGGACCTGGAGGCCATCATCACAGGCGAGATGGCCGAAGCGAGCATCGTTCTGATGCTGCGCGCGGGCGTCGTAACTGATGATGATGTCTCGCAACTGGCCGATGAATATGACCTCCGCGCCGGCCGGCAGCAGGATCAACGCCGAGGTGAGGCGTTCCGCCTGGTCGCGCATCGCCTCCGCGTCGCGCTGATGCATGTTAACCCCCCTCCCGCGATCGATCCCCAGGTGGAATATCGCGCGCAGTACGAACGGCGGCAGATGCGCGAGCGGACCGCCATTCTTGAGCGTCGCGCCCGCGAGGCTGACGGCGGTAACGACCAGTAGGGCCGCCACATAGGGTCACCGCAAAATTGCGGAGACCTGCCCAATGTCTGTTCCCAACGAACCCGACTACATCGTGGTGCAGGTGAAGGCCGGCTCCACCTACATCACTCTCTGCGGCATCGAGTCCGCCACGGTGAACGCCACGGTCAACACCACCGACCGGTTCCGTCGGGACTGTGAGAAGCCTGCCGCGATCCCCGGCCGTAAGGTGCGCGTGAACAGCAAGCAGTGGGATGTGACCGGCTCCGGGATCATCAACATCGACCAGATCGAGCTGTACGAGAACACGCTGGGAGCACACTCCGACTTCCGCCTGCTCTATGGCCAGTACAACGACGCACTGAGCGACGGCGAGCGCACCGGCACGACGGTCGGCTATCGTGACGGTCGCGGCGTCATGACCGCGAGCAACCAGAGCCTTGGTGAAGAAGGCACTGCCGAGATCACGATCGCTGGCGAAGACGGTCTTTCCTGGACTGCCGGCGCCCCGGCCGCGCCGGGTGGTGGTGGCGGCGTCTGATGCAGACCCGCCTAACGCTCGAGTTCGGGCCCGGGCGCTATGACTTCTGGCTGCCGATGCCGCGGATCGTGGAGATCGAGCGCGAATGCGGCAACAAGTCCATTCTCGCGATGCACGACGAGATGGGCCACGCGTTGGGCATCGAGCGCGAGACCGAGCGCACGGTGTTCATTGGCGGCGGCAGCGGTCGCATCAAGGACGTCTACGAGGTCATCCGGTGCGCCGCTATCGGTGGTGGCATCTCCCCGATCGACGCGAAGCACCTGGTAGAGGAATACGTCGACGGTCGCCCGCTGTCGGAAACCCTGCCAGTCGCGTGGGCCATCCTAGATGCAGCGATCCGGGGCGTTCAGTTAAAAAAAAAGGGCGAGGAGGAAGGCGAACGCCTGAGCCCTTCAACCTCGGAGTAACGCTCGGCTCCTGCGCATCTCTGGGGCTGGATTGGGAGCGCACCTCGCTGCCCATGTACTTGGAGGTCCGAGAGGCGATGGAAGCAAGCAACCCCTCCGCCGACAAGGAACCCGCAAGCGACGAGTTCCGCAGCTTTATGCGCCGCCAGTTCGCGACCGACCGAGGATAGGAGCGCCCCGTGCCTGAAGTCGATCCCGTCATCCTCCAGCTTCGCGCCGACGTCTCCCGCTACCGGAATGAACTGCGCGCTACCACGACGCTGGTCGACCGCTCCCTCCGAGACCAGGAGCGCGCAGTGCAGCGTCTGGAGTTCCAGTTCCAGCGCTCCGGCAACGCGATTGGCAACACGCTCGGCAGCCTCAAGGCGGCGCTCGGCAGCGTCTCCGCCATCGCTCTTGCCCGCCAGTTCCTGGAATACGCGGATGCTGCCAAGCAGGTGGATGCCCAGCTGCGGCTTGCCACCCGTTCGTTCGGTAGCTTCGCGCAGGCGCAGGACGACGCGCGCCGGATTGCCGGCGACACGCGGACCTCGCTTGAAGCCACCAGCTCGCTCTACGGCAATTTCATCCGCGCCACTCAATCGCTTGGCGGCTCGCAGGACGAAGCGGCGCGCGCGACAGAGACGTTCTCCAAGGCCCTCAAGATCGGCGGCGCCGACGCCAACGCCGCGGCCTCTGCGACGCTGCAGTTCGGCCAAGCGCTGGCATCCGGCGCGCTCCGGGGCGACGAGTTCAACTCCATTGCGGAGGCGTCGCCGCGCATCCTGCAGCTGCTGGCGGACGCGATCGGTGCGCCGCGCAGCCAGGTCCGCGCTCTGGCCGCAGACGGGAAGCTGACTTCGGACGTACTGTTCCGGGCGCTGACCGATCGGCGCTTCACCGCCGGCATCGACGCCGAGTTCGCGCAGCTGCCGGTGACCTTTGACGAGGCGATGGGACAGGTTCGCAACGCCGCCATCATCACCTTCGGCGCATTCGACCGCGGCGGCGAGTTTTCGACGGCCCTTGCCAACTTCATCACCGACGGTACCGGCGGGTTTGCCGACCTGGAGGACGCAGCCGAGCGCTTGGGCATCCAGATCCGGTCGGAGTTCGCCGGGCTTTCGGACGCGTTCGGCCCAATGCTTGATGGTGCCTTGAGCGCGTTCAGCCAGATCAATGCCTCGGCTGCCGAGTCGAGCGCGTATATCCGGACGTTCCTCACAACCCTCGACCAAGTCGCCAACTTTGGCCGTGACGCATTCAACGCCGCCGCGCTGACGGCCCAGCAGACGGTGAACTTCCTTGCCCCGGGAACGCGCAGCCTTGGCCGGGCGACACCCGTTGGCGGCCGATCGAACCTTGCTGGCCGCTACACGCAGGGACAGGATGCGTTCGCTCGAGCAGGAAGCGCCCGCTCCCGCATCCGGGCCGCTGCCGAACGCCTCGAAAAGGCCGGGTACGTCGTGCCGCTCAACCCGGATGGGACGGTGGATCAGGCCAACATCCGCCGGCGCCAGGCTGCGGTCGCAGAGCCGCGGGCGGCAGAAACCGGCAAGGGCAAAAAGAAGAAGGGGCCCTCGGCTGAAACCCTAGCGCGCCGCGCGGAGGCTCAGCAGCAGCGCGAGCTTCGCAATGACGAGGCGTACGAGAACGAGAAGGCGGCGCTCAACCACGATCTCCTGCAGGCGCGGCAGGCCATGGCCACTGCGGCCGACACGCTCGCGCAATTCGAGCTTCAGGAGATCGAGGCCGCCCGTGTTCGGCAGAACGCCTCCTATCAAGCCGACGTCGCACAGAAGAAGCTGACGCAGGCGCGGGCCGACGAGTTGGTCGCGCTGAACGACGCGGTGGCTGCAGAGCGTAGCCGGGCAGTCCGCCTGCGCGAGGAAGAGCGCGTCCGCTCCGAACGGGCTCAGATCGCCGAAGCTGACTTGGTCAATGCCCGTGACATCGCCTTGGGCGAGGATCAGCTTGCGGACACGACCGCCGCGCGCCGCGCTTCTGCGATGCGGCTGCTCGACCTCGAATATCAGATGGAACGGGCTCGGCTCGAAGCGATCGAGGCATCCACTCAGTCGACCGACGCCGAGAAGGAGATCGCGCGCCGACGCTTGGCCCTCCTTCCCCAGCTTGAGGCCTCCGATCGGGCGGGCGTCGAGCGCGACAACGAGGGCTCCTACGCGCGCTATCGCCGGCAGCTTCCCGACACGATCGATGAGGTCAACGACCGCCTGGACGATGTAAAGGTCGACACCATGCGCGCACTTGAGGACGAGATCGTGAACACCACGAAGTCGGCGCTCGGGTTGCAGGGCGCGCTTGGGGATGTGGTGGGCGAGCTTGTGCGGATCGGTGTGCAGCGCAAGCTTATGGGGCCCGCCGCCGACTTCCTGTTCGGAAAGGCGGACGGCTCAACCAGTGGATCGATCGGCAGCCTGTTAGGCAGCGTCTTTGGACGCGCTTCAGGAGGCTACGTGGCGCCCGGTCAGGTCGTGCGGGTCAATGAGCAGGGCGGACGACAGCGCGAGTTCTTTCAAGCTGGCACGGCGGGGGCGAATGTCATCTCGGCGGGCAGCGCGGGCGCACTCGCCCGAGGGACGCGCGGTGGGGCAACTGTCATGCAGACTGTTGTGGTCGACGCTCGAGGGGCGGTGATGAACGACCAATTCGCCCGGCTCATATTGGCCCGCGCTGGGCAACAGGCCCAGCAGGTGGTTGCGCTGAACAACCGGGCGACGCGCGCTGCATTGCCTGGTGAGCAGGTTCGCTTTGATCAGCTAGGAACCACTGGCTGACGTTGGGGCCGGCGCCGGCTCGGAGCACGACAGCTTTCCGACCAGCCTCGACCCCTCCCAATATGCATCCCCCAGTTCGCAACCAGTCACCTTACGGGCTGCGGCGCGCATTGCTTCTCGCTCTTCTGGACTCCGACGGGTCATGAAGGCTTTGCGGGCGACAACCACTTCCTCGTTGCGCACCAGCACGCGGTAAGTGGCGCCATCGATATCGACCTTCGTCTCCTGCTTCTCAGCCAGAGGCGCCGCGATGACTAGGAGACTCGTCAGTAGGATCATGCAGGAGGATAGGCACAGCCGCGCGGGCGTATCAACCCTGACGGCGGTAAGCCAACCGCACCCTCGCTCCTAACCTCCCGCAGTCATGGCGCTGCGCATCCTTCATCTGTGCCAATTCCACTTTGAGAACCAGGACATCCGCGTCGTCGGCAGCGAGGTCGACGGCGGGACCAGCATTTCCGGCATCACTGACATCGTACAAACCGATGGCGGCGGTTACTGGCAGGCCGACTTCAGCGACGGGGACTTCGGTGGTCGGAGCGAGGACGAGCGCGCAGAGACGCTGGCATGGCGCGCGCTCAATGCGGGGCTCGCTGGCGGCCGCGCCGGGATCTTGAGGTTCTGCGATCGTCACCATCAGCCGGTTCTTGGTTACGAGGGGCCCGCAGGGGGGCGTTCTAACGGAGGGGCGACGTTCGGGCCTCCAGGCGCGGCCGCGAGCGTCCTGCGTGTCGCTAATGGGCAGGCCGGAGGGCTGAACGCGACCATTCTAGAGATTGAGGTGACTTCCGAGCGCGCGCTGATCGGAGGGGAGCGTTTTACTTACATTGGCGCCGGCGGTTGGGGCGATCGCGCTGCCGAGATTTCGGCGATCGAGGATATCCCTGGCGGCAAGCGTATCACGTTCCAGCCTCCGATCCGCGGCGGCATCGCTGTGGGCGATGCACTCGACTTCGATGATCCTCGCTGCGTTATGCGCCGCACTTCCGCACCGACCAACGGGCTGTCGATGGGCATGTGGTCCTCCGCCTCGATCACGTTCGTTGAGGACATGCGGGACCCGACGTTATGAGGCGGCTCCTGCTCCTGCGCTTCGGCACAGACCCGGTCGCACGCATCTGCTCCGGCGTGAACCCGATCATCCTGCCGCCAAACTTGGTGGATGACGAGCCGGCCTATTACCTCGGCGGCGGCAAGCTGGTCGAGGTTCCTGAGCTGGAACAGGTCATCAACGGCACAGCGCTGCGCATTCCTGTCACGGTGTCCGGCGTTAGCGCGGCCACGGTGAAGTTCTTCCGCGAGGAGGCCGAGCAGCTTCAGGGCGCTTCGGTTCACATCGGCGTCGCACATCAGGACGACGCCTGGCAGATCGCCGAGGTCGAGTGGCTGGGCGAGTTGCGTTGCGACGTTCCTGCCCGGCAGTACAGCCGGTTCTCCCGCTCGATCACCATCAGTCTCGGCTCCGACAACACCGATCGCAGCAACGCGCCCGTCGCGTTCTGGACGCCGGCAGATCAGCGCCGGCGCTCGCCTACGGACCAGTTCTTCGACCATGTTCCCGGCATCTCGCAGGGAACGACGCGCCGGTTTGGCCCGACCTGATGACAGACCCCCGACCCTTCCTCACCGAGGACGCCCTCCGCAACGCCGAGTGGAATTGCTCGACGCTTGCCGCGGACTGGTGCCTGTCGCTCGGGCACCCCGACTTTGCGGCTGCCTGGCGGGCGACGCTTGCGCCTGCCGAGTGCGACGCTGCGGCAGTGGGCGGGCTCGTCCCGTTGTGGGATGCCGGCATCGGTGACGCGCTCCCTGCGGTGGATGATCCGCAGCCGGGCGATATCGGCGTGATCGTAGCTCTCGGGCTTGAGGTCGGCGCGGTGTTCACCGGCACGCGCTGGGCAATCCGCGGGGGTCGCACGATGCACTACCTCGGAGCTGAGGATGTGCACGTCCTGAAGGCGTGGCGTCCATGAGCAAAACTCTCGGCACAATCCTCACCCTGGCCGGCACCGCTGCACTGGTAGCTACCGGCGTCGGCGCGGTGGCAGGTTTGGCCGTTTTCGGAACCACCGCCGGCGTCGGCTTCGGATCGGTCGGGCTTGGCACCCTGCTGACGGCTTCGACGGCGCTGACGGCTGCGGGAAATCTCGTCTCAGGACTAGGCACCAAATCGCCCCGCGCCGAGCAGGCTGAGAACGCAATCAAGGTGGCGATCCCGCCGGCCGTCGCAGGGTACGGTACCGGCCGCCTCGGCATGGCGTTCTCCCTCTTCGTCACAGCAGAGGATGGCACGGCGATCGACGTCGGCGCCTTCCACGATGGTCGGGTGGACGCCATCATCGGCCATTTCCTAGGCGACACCCGCGTCATCGTCCTCCCGGATGGTCGGGTTCAGGCGGGCAAGGACGGCCAATTCGGCGAGCAGTCGGACATCGTGAAGATCCTCACGACGCTGGGGCCACGCAACAACACCGCCTTCGCGCCGGTCATTGCCAAGATCCCGGATCGGTGGACGGCAAACCACCGCGGCGACGGCGTGGTGACTGGCGCGGTCCTATCCGCCCCGGTCAAGACGAAGAACTATCAGATGATCTACCCGACGGGTGGCCCAGACCGGATGCCGCTCTCGCTGGTGATGCGGCTGCAGCCCGTGTTCGACTGGCGCGATCCCTCGCAGGTGGTGACCGACCCGCTGACGTGGAAGTGGTCGGAAAACGTGATGCTCCATGTCGTGCATTACGAACTGATCCGCCACGGCGCGCGGCCTCGGCTGCCGATCACTGATCCAGGTTATCCCGCGGAGCTGGCGACCATCCTGCAGGCGAAATGGGACCGGCTGTTCGCGCCGACCCTCGCCTACTGGACGGCCGCAGCGAACGACTGCGACACGCCGGTTCCGCTGGCGGCGGTGCAGACCGTCACCCTCGGCGAGCGCGACTCCGGCAACGGCTTCGTGGACGTGATCGAAGCTCGCGGGCTCGCGGCGGGCATGACGATCTCCGTTGGTGGCCAGGCGATCGGCGCCGAGACCCACACGGTCAGCAGCGTATCGCCGCGCCCGGGTGGCGGCTTCGTGATCGACATCGCCGGCACCCTGGCCCGCGATTGGCCCGATGGTTCTGCGGTGACGTGGCAGTCGGACCCGGCGAACCCGGCCACCGAGCCCCGGTATCGTGGCTGCGTAATCCACAAGCTCACCGACCCGCACAAGGCGGTGATGGCCTCGCTGCTGTCCTGCTGCGATGGCTGGGTAAGCCCGCGCGCCGATGGTGCCCTGGTGGCCTATTCAGGGCGCTATTACCCGCCGACGGTCACCGTCACCGACGACGACATCATCAGCCTGTCGGTCCAGGATGGCGTCGAGGAAGAGAATGCGGTCAACCAGATCCCGGTCACCTATGTCTCGGCCAACCATGCCTATGCGACCGTCGACACCGATCCGTGGGTGGAGGAGGACAGCATCTCCAAGCTCGGCAAGGTGCTCGCTGGTGAGCCGACGGGCGCGCAGGTCCCGTCGCATTCGCAAGGTCGGAGGCTCACGAAGCGGGCGCATGCCGAGAAGATGGCGCCGACACGCGGCACCGCAACGCTCCGGGCAACGGGCCGAAGGATTTTGGGAAAGCGATATATCCTGCTCCGCTCCCAAGACGGCGGCCTCGACATTCCGGTTCAGGTGAAAGCGCCGGTGAAGCGCGATCCACTCACGGGCCGCATATCTTTCAACTGGGTCGCTGCGGATCCGAACATCGACGCGTGGAACCCTGCGACCGAAGAAGGTCTACCGGCCCCTGTAGGTAACCGGGTTGCGCCGGCTCCGCTGCCCACCCCCGCTATCATAAGCGCCACTGCGGTTCGTGAGGCAGTCGGACAGAACCCTGACACAGAGGGTCCACTTGGAGAGTCAACCGAGGGGGGCGTCTCTACCGGAGTTCGCGTGTTGATAGCCGCCTCCGGACCGGCTGATCGTCCGGACCTCACTTGGTACGCCCGCTGGCGTGTAGGGAACACCGGATCCTGGAGCGAGCGCGAATACCCGGATGCAGACCCCGGCCCTGGCGTGTCAATGACGACCGAGTTTGTGCCCCTAGTGACCGATCTGAACATCGAGGTCGCTTACGAGAGTGGAGCCGGCGTTCTGTCAGCATGGTCCGAACCGGCCATAGTAGACACCGCGACCGCACCCTGACGGCGGTAACCCCCGGTTTCCTAGGTCGATAGCGAATTGAACCATGCCGGCACGCTTGGATATCGCGCTCCAGCGCAACGAAGACTGGGCGCGGACCCTGACCATCACGGACAACGCCGGCGCTCCCATCGACCTGAGTGGCTGCACCCTCGCCATGCAGGTTCGGGACAAGCTGAGACAAACCCTGATCGCCGAGGCCGAGGTCACGATAGTTGATCCCGCTGGGGGCATTGCCTCCGTCGTCCTTCGAGCGAGCGAAGGCACCCCGCTCTCTAATTACGGCGCCACAATCCAGATCGCGAACCTGCACCACGACCTTCGCATGACAGATCGGGACGGGGTCAACACCGCCCTGCTGGCGGGCCTCATCATCCTTTCGCGTGGAGAAACCGTCTCGTGACCGATGCTAGGCAGCTTCAAGGAATTAAGATCGAGGTCTCCGGCGCGCGCGGCCTATCCTCGATGGATGTCGCTCGCCGCACCGGCTTTGCGGGCGTACTTCCGACGGACACCGACACCGAAGCGTTGAACAAAATCGGGCGGCAGGGCGTGTCGAGCGCCACCAGCGCCACCCCCGGCCAGTTCATCGTCCGCGCTGCCGGCGACGCGCCTGTGTTCGTGGGCTCCAGCGGGGGCGGTGCGGACTCAGCGCTGCGGACGGACCTCGCGGCGCCAGACGGTGCGGCCAACGTCGGCGTGCGTGCGGCCCCCACCCTGCCGTCCGTGGACGTGGCGACCGCGATCAAGGCGCAGCCCCTCACGCCCGAAGCAGCGGGGACGGCAGCCAACGTTCCCGGCAATGTGCAGGCCTACACCAAGTTCCTTGCCGCGCAGAACCGCGCGATCCGGGAGCCCATCGCGCGCCAGGCGCCGATGCCTAAGCTGCATCTCACCTCGGCCCTCGGCGCCGGCAAGAACTTCCACGGCTTTCCCTCGGCAGTGCGTTACAACGGCAAGGACTACATCCTCTACCGAGAAGGCACCGCCCACGTCGAAACGCCGCCGATCACCAACCAGGCGCGGCTCGTGTGCTCAGTCCGGGACGTGAATGGCATTGCGCCAGAGAGCCGCACGATCATCCTGGAAGTGAACGGCACCGACCCGCGCGACCCGAACGTGCTGCGGGATGACACCGGGCAGGCCATCCTCGTGGGTGGCAAGTTCAAGGTGGTTACGTTCGAGTACACCGGCGGGAGCTACAGCAACATTGCCGCCAAGGTGTACGACCTCGACCCGGCGAATCTGGGCGCCGGTCTCGTGAACCCCGTCACCATCCCGCTTCCTGTCCAGGCGGTGAAGAGCGACGTTCGGCTCCTGTCGACTGGGCAATATGCCTTCGTCGGGTACAACGCCGCGTCCAACATCTGCCACCTAGTCACGACTACGGATTGGTCGACGTTCACGACGGAGGAGATCGGACCCGGCAATGAAGCGGCATTCTGCGAAACCCCGCTCGATAGCACGTTGAACGTGGTCGTCCGCGCAGAGGAGGGCTTCGGCAACAAGGCGGCGATCTTCTACAAGCGCAACACCGCTGGGGGGCCTTGGCGGGTTCATAGCGTGCTTCCCTACACACTCAACGCGCCGACCTTCGTAAAGGCGATGGATTATCGCTCCAGCAGCACCGCGCCTGGTGGACACGAGGGTTGGCTGCTGTTCGCACGAGACAAGACGGGCCGCCTCGGCCTGGGCTCCACCGATCAGCCGACCGGCCTGCTGGTTTGCTTCCGCTCGAAGCAGAACACCGGCCGCGAAATCGACGCTTTCGTCGATCGCGTGGTGATTGCCGGCACGCCAAACCCGGCCAATGGCGTCACCGCAGGAGACTCCCATTATGCGAGCGTCGTCGCCGGCCAGTACAGCGGCCAGCTCGACATCTACACCTATGGCGAGTTCATCACCGCCAAAGACATCTCTGCGTCCAACTTCCGGATCGGCGTGTTCCGGATCGAAGCATATATCGACGCGGACATGGGTATTCGCCCGATCATGCCCGCGGCCCGCAACCTCATCCCGAACTCATCTTTTGCCCAAGGCGCGCGGGGCCTGGACCTGACGAACAGCAGCACCGCGCTCGTTACCGACACGGTTACGGGCCGCCCTGTCCTGCGGATCACCAACAAGATGACCGGGCAGCAGCCGTTCGTCATCGCCAACTGCAAGAAGGGCGATACGCTGTTCGGCAAGGTGCATATCAGGCTGAACCGGTCCAACCTTTCCGGCACTGGCCGGCATATCCAGATGCAGTTCCGCGACGGAAACACCGACGCCACGATCCACGTCATGGGCTTCAACCCCAACCCGTTGGAATTCGGCGGGGTCGCTCGCACCATTGTTGGCCGGCCGATCATCGCCACGTCGGATAAGATCAAGATCGTCCTGCTGACCGACATGGATGCGACGCTGACAGACGCGGAAAGCGATATCTTCCACCTGGAACTGTCGGACGATTACAGCCGCGACCTTCACGACGGCCCACGGTTGGGGACGATCGTCAAATCCACCAGCGCAAACTTCAACACCACCACAGGATCGGCGACGAGCTCGTCAACCTACAGCGCATCTTTCTGGACGCTATTCCCCGGCGCGAAAAAGGCGAATGGGGCGCCGATCGAAGCAGCTGATTTCGGGAGCATCCAATTGCGCCTGGACAACTGCGTCCCTTCCAGCGGAACCGCGCAAGTGTTTTGCACCGGTGCTGTCGTCAACGCAGACGGGTCGATCAGCGCAAACTTCGCCGCCGTCGGAGGAACCCTGACCGGCTCGGTGGCTTGCCGCGCCGTCGCGGTCATCGCTGCGCCCGAGGCATAATCTCAGCCCCGGGCCCAGGGGCTCAATAGGGAAGCGGCTGATAATACTGAAACAGCGGCCGGCCGTCGTGCTTCATCTGGGTGGTGTCCAGCAACTCAAGGCCTGCGTCCGCAGCCATCTGCCGAGCGGCCGGGCTCCAGTTGGAACGCTCCCACATCTCGATCGCGTAGGTACGTTGGCGCAGGTATTCGATGTGCCGATCGAGTGACGGGCTCGCCAGTGCGTAGCTGGTGAAGATCGCAACCCGCTCGGTCGGGTGCTTCTTGTAGAGGAAGGGCAAGCCGAACTTGTTGGTCAGGCGGACCATTAGGCTGCTGGGGTTCGGTTCGAGACGCTTCCCGGTCAGCTTGAAGATCATGCTGTTGCCGGAGTGGGTCGTGCGCCCGTTCCAGACGACGAGATCGCCCGGCTGCACATCGGCACTGACCATCTTGCCGGTCGTTACGTCAGGATGGCGCAGAGACCCACGGCGAAGATCAAGTCCATAGGGAAGGTTGCCGCCATGCGGCTCAGTGTAAATGCCGAAGCGGATGATCGGGTATCGATCAACTTTCCAGTCAGGTGCGTTGCCGTCGAGGCGATCCGAGTTGTCCTTGTGGAAGCCACACCCGGCAAAGGTGCCGCGCTGCGCAGTGGAGTCACCGAAGTAGACCGGTTGCCCGCCCAGGATCTGGCGAGCGACTTCTATCAGGACGGGCTCGCATACCACCTCGGCGAGAACGTCATCCGAGAGCAGGTCGGTCTTACCCAGTTGCAATCCGGCCTCACGCCAGCGAGCTACTTTGCCCTGAGGTAATACTTGGCGAAGGATCAGGTATCCGTCCTCCCAGAACTTCTTCGTATCTACTTCCATACGGCATTCTCCCCTGTCGACGCGGTTTAACAACAGCCGACCTGCCGTTGGCAAGCTTCTGAAACATAGTCGCCCGAAGTTCACGCAACGCGACGGCGGTAACCGCACGCGCCCTTCCCCGGCAAGCTGACACGAAGCCCGGCGCACCCCGAGCAGGAGAATGAGCATGCACCATCCGAGGGCACACCATGCCTGACCGCGGCATAGGCTTGGAGGATGCCCTCAGCCCCCGCATCGCCGGATCCACTGAAGGAATGACGCTGCAGGTGCTTGCCCAGATCCGCGACAGCCTGACGGCGATGAGCAGGGACATTCGGTCCAACAACGAGGCGACGGCCGACGTTCGGGAGCGGGTGATCCGCCTGGAGGAACGCGACAAGCGGCTTGAGCAGATCGAGGCGCACGTCGGCGTTCTAGACGCCCGGGTCGACGTGCTCCTGAAGGACAAGGACCGTCGCGACGGAGCCCTTGGGATGCTGGGCATCCTGCGCGTGTGGGGGCCGCTGATCTTCAGCGCGATCGCAGCCCTGTGGCTGGTCGGCCGGTCGATCGGGATCACGCCGGCGCCGCCTGTTCGGGTGGAGACGCCAAACGGACTGACCATCGAAACCACTTCCGGAGGCAAGCCATGACGATCAACGCCAAGCAACTGCAGCAGCGTCTCGGCATCGCCGCAGACGGCGTCATCGGGCGAGACACGTTCCGCGCGCTGTTCGCCCGGTTCGGTGCTGCTCCCTCGCGAGCCGTCGAGCTTGCGCTGTCCGCGAACGTCCACTTCCGCACCTATGGCATCGCCGACACCGGCCTACGCCTGGCGCACTTCATGGCCCAGCTCGCGCACGAGAGTGGCGGCTTCCGGTACATGGAAGAGATCGCCAGCGGGCAGGCCTACGAGGGCCGCACAGACCTCGGGAACACGCAGCCCGGCGACGGCAAGCTGTTCAAGGGGCGCGGGCCGATCCAGCTGACCGGGCGCGCCAACTACCGCACCTATGGCCGCGCGCTCGGGCTCGATTTCGAGAGCAACCCGGCGATGGTCGCCATTCCGTCGGTGGGGCTGCTGGTCGCCTGCAAATACTGGGACCAGCAGAAGCTCAACGCGCTGGCGGATGCGGATGACGTCGTGGCGATCACCAAGCGGATCAACGGCGGCACGAACGGACTTGCCGAGCGTCGCGCGCTGCTGGCGAAGGCGAAGGAGTTGATCCTGTGAAGATCCTGAACGCCCTGAAGGGCATCGGTGGTGAGTACGAACTCAACCGCGTGGTCGGCGCGATCGGCGGCATGTCCTACATCGTCGGCGCCAACAGCTTCGTCGCGTGGAGCTTGGCGAAGGGGCACGAGTTCGACCTTGTCGGATACTGCACCGCCTTCCCGGCCGGGCTCGGCATTGTCGTCGGTGCCACGGCCGGCGCCGTCGCGCTCAAGGACCGCAGCGTCGCGACTGCCAAGGCGACCGAGGCGCAGACCGTGCGTAGCGACAACGCCGCCGCAGGACACACGGAATGATCGCCTGGCTCATCGGCCCGCTCGCCGCGGTCGACTGGTGGCTGTGGATCGCCCTCGCCGCCTGCGCCCTGCTGGTAGCCGGCCTGTGGCTGCTCCCGGTGCTGCCGACATCCACGCGCGCGCTGGGCACCGCGGGCATCGTGGTCGCGGTGACGATCGGCCTGCTGCTCCACGGTTGGCAGGCTGAACGCGCCCGCGCCGATGAAGCCGAAGCATCCTTTGCAGCCGAGCGTGACCTGCGCGCGAGCGCCGAACAGCAACTGCAAGCCGAGCGCGCCGCCGCGATGGAGCGCGCCGCCGACGACCGCGCGATTGACGACCTCAGCAAGGACATGACCGATGCGATCGACAAAGCTGCCACGCGCGAGCCGGGCAAGGCTCCTGGTCCTGCTACCCGGGCTTTGGGTTGCATCCGCCTGCGGGAAGCCGGTGCCACCTCCGGTCCTGAATATCGCGCCGCCTGTGGCTGACGTTCAGGCGCTGATCGAGCCGAAGCCTAAGCCGCCGGTTGCCATCCTGACCGACGACCATGCCGCGGCTCGGTATTCGGCGGACGTCGAACTGTGGGGCGAGCGGCTGTCCCGGGCCGGCGGCCGTATCTGCCGCTCGCTGGCGGCTCAGGGTGTGCCGCTCGGCTTCAACTGCCCCGCTTCCAATAACCCATGAACAGGAGTGCCGCCATGTTGTTCATCGACACTACCCGAACCGCCCGCAAGGACGCCTGAGCGATGGCACTCGGCCTCTCGCTGTCGCTCTTGTCTCAGGCGAGGCGACGTCCCCCCACCGGCATCCCCACTACCGCGATCCGCACCGCCACCGGCGGCTACGTTCGCAACGCCTCTGGCGGCTATGTTCTTCGGAGTTTCACCTGATGGCTGACACGACCTTTGCAGATGAATACGCATTGGCTTCTGCCGGCCTCGCCCCTCCGGGTCTGACAAGCGGCCTTCAAGTTCCGCCCGCCGGTTTCGGTTGGGACTTCGCGCGGTTTCCGGTCAATGTGTACCGCAACGGCCCGCGCGATTACTCGACGGACTTTGACCCAACCAGCCTCATGCCCTCGGGCTTTTGGAACTTGCCGGTCTATTACGTCGACCGCAGCAAGCCGGATAACAACGGCGCAGGCACGTCCCGCTCGACTGCTAAGCGATCAATCTGGGCTGCTATGGCGCAGGCGGGAACCACTGGCGGGATCGTTCTCGTAAGAGGCGATGTCGGCTTCTATGACCGGAACAACGATTTCAACTTCACTGGCGCTACGAAGGTTGATCCGCTCGGCCCGATCGCGGTCATCGGCTATGGCGGCGAGGTCGAAACAGGCCCCCGCGCGCTCTTGTCGTGGGCGGCGGACACGACCTTCACCAGTTGCTACACGGCAGTCCGGTCATCGGTCGGCAAGGTGCTCAACCTGCTGGAGCGCGATAGCTCGGGCTTTTACGCCGAGATCCCTGTTGCCGCCGACGCGACTACGCTGAACAGCACGGCGACCGAGGCCGGGTGGTTCCAAAACGGCGCCAACGTGCTCGTCAAGCGTCGGGACGGCAAGCCCGTCACCGACGCGAATACGTGCGTCCTGCTCGCCGACGTGGCAATCCGCACCGCGCCGTTCTCGACGTTCCTATCCGGCATCCGCGCGATGGGCGGGCTGGTTGGCACACTCGACGCACGGGCCACTTTCTCCGGCAACCTAGCCGTGCAGGACTGCAGCTTCTCGTTCCCGTCGAACATCCAGGGCCGGGCGATCTCCGTCGACAACATGGACGGGATGTCCGCGTTCTTCCGCACCACCGCCGGCCGCGCTGCAACGGATGGCTTCAACGGGCACAAGGCAAATGGTGGCCTGCACCACATGCTGACCGTCGATTGCGTCTCGGACTTCGTTGGCGACGCAGCGGTCCCCGGCTCCAACAACGTAAGTTCGCAGCCGTACACCTTGCATGAGGCGGTCAAGGGTATCGACCTGGGCGGAAACTGGCGGCGCGGGCGAGGCGGCATCATCACCAACATCAACGACAGCGAGCTCTGGAGCCTCGGATCAGTGCTCCAGAACGATCGCGGCGACACGGACATTAGCGGCGGATACGATAGCGCTGGCGCCATCATCCGCGACAATAGCAAGGCGTGGTTTCAGGAGGTCGAGAGCCGCGGCAACATGCGGTCGTTTGTCAACTTCGGCGCAAACAGCCAGGTCAACACGCGCGCCTGTCGCGACGGCGGCTCGCCACGCGTGGGCGTCGTGAAAAGCTTCTAGCCGCCAGCACGCAACGGACTAGTCCAAGAACCTCGCCGCAGCTGCAGCCTGCTCGCGGCTCGTGGAGTGGCCGATCCCGTCTGCTGCGATCGATCATCGCGCCCAGCGTGCGTGTCCATGTCGGGAATTGTGTTGGTTTGCCGCAGCCCATCTACGAGCCTGAAGCATGGGCGCGGCGTGTAGGAAATAGGGGTAGCTGCGGGCCGGGCTTGATACCGGCTTCTCCTCTCGCCTTCGCAGCGTCCCAAGCGCAGATGAGGAGAACAGGGGTCCGATCTAGCGTGTCCATCCACGCCGCCGCAGCCCGCACACCATACCGCACGACTCGTGTTCGTGCCAGCCTTTTCGCTTTGTCAAGCAGGCGCGGCGTGGTAGGAATGTGGGGCAAGGCCGGCAGCTAATCCCATGCACTCGCGGTGGGTGTCGCAGATGGGTTTCGACCATTCGAGCTGGTGACGCACATGACGCGGCGGACGCACGTAATTCCCTCGTGCGGCACACCACTGGCGGGCGCTGACCGGTACAGCCTGCCGACCGAGGAGCTGGGTCAACGCTCCACAGCTGGGACAGGGACCAGCCCGCCGCGTCAACATGAACAACGGAGGCCTACATGCAGCATCCCGTAAAGCGCGTTGAAGCCTCAGGGCTCGCTGTAGTCGTCGCTGGCGTGTTCGGCCTCAACATCATCGCAGCGATCAGTGGCAGTGCGGCGACGGCAATCGCTTCTGCAATCATATTGGTCGCCGCCGGGTGTTTCGTGGTCGGCATGCTCAGGCGGCGCTAACCATCGGACCTACTCCGAAGGTTCGATAACAAGCTCCGATGATTTGCCGCCCCTACACCTTCCCAGGCAGCTCGCTCTCCAGCACCCACTCGCCCCACTTCTTCACCGCGCGCACCCCGCAGCACTTCGCGACCGCGGCTTGCTCCTCGCCTTCCTTCGGCGGCACGGCTTCCCATTCGTGGGCGGTGCCGTCGCACTGGTACGGTTCGGGCGGGGGTTTGGGCATGCGGGGGATGTAGGGGTGTGGGAGCGTGGTAGAAAGCGGCTTGCGAGGTGAAAAGTTCGACCGAGTTTCACCGCGCCGCGACGCTCGTTTGGAACGTTCCGGCGATGGGGAGTACAATCGTCCTCCATACATAGAGGATGACGAATCATGGAACGGAAAGCTAAGTATATCGCGGACCTATTCTCGGTGGAAGAAAATGACCTTGGAACGTACAGTGTGATCCGCCGCAATCAGCGAAAGCCCGATCCCTCAGTCGCCCGTATCTTGGGGCAGACTTTGCTTTATGGCACCTACGCGCTCCGCGACGATGCGGAACGGTGCGCGCGCGCATTGCGTCTGCGGATCCTCAGCGCAGTACCCACGATCTGACATGTTGCCGCCTAGACTGCGCTCGCGGCCGGCGGGGTGCAAGGTGGGGTTAGGCGACGTCATTCTTCATGTCCGAGCGCCTTTAGCTTTCGGCGCAGGCGAGAGACTTCCGGCAGGTTCGGCACCGACATGTTGCTTTCGACGCCGGCGCGCCTGGCCTGTTCAATGGCGCAAGGGCCGCATCTGACAGTCTTGCCGTACTCCCAGCATAGGTCTGGCGAGTCGCAGATGCCCTCTACGTCGTCGCGCCAGAGCAGGCGCTGCGGGTCCGTCAGTGTTCGGCGTTCGCGTTCCGTCATCCCCATCACCCCTGCCCTCCCGCATCCTTCGCCCGCTGCGGCTTCGGGGCGGGGGTCATGCTGCCTTCCTCATGCGCAGCAGGCCGGTCGGAACATTGGTCCCCGCCGCCGAGAAGCTGCCAACAGGCAGGTCGCGCCATTCGCCTTCAAGCTCGCCGTGGTCATAGTGCGCAGTCGCCGGGAGGATCGACACCAGCGTGCCGCCCGGCTTCAGGAACTTGTAAGCATGCCTTACATGTTGGGCGTAGTGCCGCCCGTAGAACGGCGGGTTCATCACCACATGATCAAACACGGGCTCTGCGGGCTGCTCCAGGAAGTTTGCGCACAGCACCGCATGCCCCTTCGCCTTAGCCTCCGTGGCGCGCCCCGGGTGGTACTCGATGCCGAGCGGCCGGCAGCCCCGCGCGCGCAGCTCGTCCAGGATCCGCCCATCGCCGCATGACGGCTCAAGAACCCGGTGGGCTGGCGGGGTGTGCCCGTAGCCGTAAGCGCGCGGGCCGTGGATGCCAGCAAACTCGCAAGCGGCTTCGGCAACCTCCGGCGGCGTCCAGTAGAATTGAAGGTCCTTGCTAACCGCCGTGCTGGCGCTCGGCTTGACGCCTTCCTCCTCGGCATCGGGCAGCACCTCGCCGTAGAACTCTGCGAGCGCCTTGTTGATGTCGATTAGCGTCCACTTGTCGAAGAAGACATGGGCGTTGCCGTTGGCGAAGCGGCGCACGGTGATGCCGCGGTCCACGGTTCGGAAAGCCTCTTCCTTTCCGTATCGGTCGGTGCGGCGGTAGTCTCGACCGTCAAGCACTGCGTCTTCGCCACGATCATGCGCCGTGCTGATCGCGGAAAACTCGCCATGCTCGAAATGCGGCTTCCCCTGGTAGGTCGCCAGCGCGTTGCAGATGTCGCGGAACCGATCGCGGCCCCACCCATAGCTGTATTCGCCCCAGCTGCTCAGGATGATCCGCTTCGGTAGGCCCTTCACGCCGACCCGCACCTTGCTGTGCGATTTGTACGCCGGATCCAGGTCGGCGAACGTCTCAGCCAGGCCGCGCAGAATGTGGTAGCGCGGGCGCATGAAATAGTCGCCGAACGTCGCCTTGGCGTTGTCGACCGTCAGTGGCGGAGGGTCCGCGATCGTCTGCTCGAACAGCTTCTTGTCCTTGGCGCTGGCGATGCGGTCGATCTGCAGGCGGTTGTAGATGGCCTTCCACCCAGACCGCAGGAGGTTCGCTCGCAGCGACGTCGCATGCAGGTGCGGCTTGCTGCCGATGCTGTCCACGAACGTGCCTTGGACGGTGGCCGACATGCCGAGCCGGTCGTAGGCAGCATCAAAATCGGCGATGGCCGCTTCGATGTCGGCGGCCTTGCGCTCGTACTCCTCGATCAGATCGAAGACGGTGCGCTGGAGTGCTGGGAGCCCGCTCACGCCGCCACCCCAAATGCACAGGGGCCGGAGGCGAGCGAGGGGGTGGGCGTCCCGAGGATACCGAGGCCCGCGTCTCTAGCTCGATGGAGCGCGGCAGCGGCGCGATCACCGGCTGCCCAGAACGTCGTCCCGCACGATGGCGAGACACCCTCAGTGCCGTCCGGTCGCAGGAACCGGATCTTGCGCGTGAATAGCACGGCGTCGGCCTTGCCCCATGCATCCCAGAACCACGGTGCCGACGTGCGATCCGGCGTCAGGGCAATGCCGTTGCCGTGCGCGAAGAACTTGTCGAGCCAGGGCACGATCGCGTTTCGGCCACCGAAGGGCGGGTTCATCCAGACGAAGCCGAACCACTCCTGCGCCAGCCCGTCGTGAGCCTGGTTGAAGGTCGCGTCGGCGGGGACGTGTGTCGTCTGCCAAGGCGCGGCAACGTCGAGATCGAACCGCTCGCCCAGCGCTTCGAACACATGCGGCGGCGTGTACCACTCGTCGGTGGCGCCGGTGGCTTCCCACGCGCTCAT